GTTGCTCACACCAGTTATGTACCTCTTCATACTTGCGCCAGTCAAACTTACCCTCGTACCATTTGGCACGGCTGAATTGATATTTAGGTTTTGTAGCAAACATAGGCAAAACAATTTCTTTACATAGGTTAGTATCGTATATTCTGTTCTTCAACATCTGCATATACATGCTCTTACCAGTTCTGCGGCCACTAGTTATAACCATCATTTGACCTGCATGAATGCCGCCTGTCATGTTACTCAACACACACGGAGTCCATGTTTCAAGGTCGATTGTGATTGTCTTGGTCATAGCCACCTCAACATAAAATGAATTGCATCCTGTTCGTCATAGAAGTAAAACTTCATGTCTTCTTCTGAGGGGTGCCAAGTGAATCTAGTTCCGGGCATGCCGAACTGGTCGATAGTCCAAGCACAAATTTCATTCCATGCTTCTGTATCATTACGACCATCACGCCAGTCAAGTGTTACTTTAGTAACCTGCGGCTTTGAGGGTGTCTCTAATTTGTTGTTTGAGATTTTCGTCACGTTTAAACTTCAATGTCCATTGTTCTGGATTTATATAATCATTGATAAGTCTAACATGGTCTTCATTTAATGTCTCTAGAAATTGGATACCACTGTCGCTACAATACAACAACCACGGTGATATTTTGCCCGTTGTCACTGCATAACATATCCGATTCTTGTTCCCATAACGCAACACATCATTGGGTTTAATACTTTCGTTTTCACTTAGCTTGATGCAGGTTTCTACACTTCTATGGATAGCATCAAATGCATCTTCCTTTCGAATGTATTCAATCAGAAATCTAGTATAGGTTGTATCACTGTTCCATGAATCAAGTTTGATTTGTTGATGTAGTAACCAGTCAACATACCTAGATACATTGATTACATTTACCTCAGCACAATAGCTGCCGAACTTAACAAACGCAGTATAATAAACACTTTTGATGAATTCTTCTACAGTGGTGTTCTTACTCTTACTCATCGAGTTCTTTTTATAGAACTGTAACCAAGACTGAAAGCCCAATCGATTGCCGATGTGGTCACGATTGTTCCATCGTTGCTTTTGTTCGCAGAGGTGACTGAGGAGAGTTCGCTCTCGCACAAACTCTCTCTTACAGAATTCACAACTGAATTTATCAGCCGTTGCCGCTGTCTTTTTCGTACTGCTTAATTTCTTCATCTGTAACAATTGCTGCCAGTGTTTCTATATCTGATTGTTTCAAGTTAGGATACTTCTTAGCCAAGTACGTTTTCTTCTTGTGTTCATCTACAAATGCTTCGCTAATTGCATACAAGTTTGCTTCGCTTGCTTTAGGATAAATCTTTGTAAAGTAATCACGCACTTCTTTTTCTTTAGGTGATTCTTTTAATCTAGTGACCTTCTCGCTCAAGTGAGGGATCCACTGATGAAACTGCTTACCTAATCCAGGACTTGCAGAACATAACATTAACCACTGTAGCTTAGGATGTTTCTGCACATGTTCGTTGAACAAATGCTTGTTAGCGTACTCACTAACACTCATAACATAATAACGACTTAGACCCTCGCTACCTTTGATAGCACTCATCCAATGCGTCATCATGTAGGGTACAAACTTCTTCTGCTGTTCTTCTGTTAGTCTGTCTATGTATCCATAGTCTTTTCTGTCTAAGGCTGCGATTGCCTCAAACAAGTCAAAGTCTTGTTGCTCAAACTTTTCGTCTTTAGGTGTTGCGGGTTTTTTAGTTGCCATTACCAAGCCTGATTATAATCTACAATTTCACAGTTTCTACTAATCTCTTTAACAAAGTAAACACATCTAGGTTTCTCGCCTTCGTCAATCGGTACACATAGAAACTGTCCGTTCTTCAATCGAGGTGCATACCAAGTTACATCGTGATAGATATCAACAATCTCAATGTCCTGAAAGCTAGGCCTGAATGCTGAGAGTGGGTTAAACTCAAATGCTTTGAATCCTCTATCATTGATACTTGTTAGTGGCAATGTTTCTAAGTCACCCATTTCAGGCTCACCTATTAAGATTTGCCAATCAACTGGCATCTTAACTGTTCTATCGCCGATTCGTAATACAAGTGCAGGTGAGTTAAAGCTCTCTAAGAAGATTAATGGAATGTAATGATAATCAACGTTCTGCGGGTTACTGTTATCTAGGATTGCAAAACGTAGGTCATCTACTTCGTCAGGTAACGTCTCCAAGTTATAGTATTCATTGTCTAATGTTAAAATGTTCATAGTTATATTATATCACTTATATGGTAGTTTTTCTAAGTCAAACGGGTAGTTGGCTTCTTTATAAAATGTCTTGCGTTGTGTTAAATGACGTTTGGCAAATTTGCAAGAACTGGTAATGTCCCAAATCTGTACAAAGTCTTTATCTTCGGCTTTACGAATACCACGTCCTATTGATTGAATAACACGGACAAACGATTTACCAGGCTCCAGAAGAACCAGGTTAAAGATACGAGGAATATTAATTCCAACAGCAGCGACCCCGTAAGTCGCAACAATAACCTTGTTAGTAGCAGTCGCAACTTCGTCATATTGTTCCTTTCGTTCTGTCAAGTTAGTTTCACCTGAAACAAAACTCACTTCATAATCTAATTTCTCTTTTGTAAATGCTTCACTCAATCTTGTTTGAATTGCTCTGCCTGCAGATACTCTATCAACAAGAATCAACGTGTTGCCTGTCTCTTTAATCTTCTCAAGCAAATGACAAATCGTAGTGAGTCGTTTGTCATCTTCTAATAGATACTTCAACTCACTTTGATAATTACTAAACTCAACATGGTCTTGTAATTGTACGATGTTAACGTGACACTGTGCAAGTACACCCTTGTCTTGTAGTTCTTTTGCTGACAGTCTATTAATAACTGGGCCAAGTGAAACCATGATTGCTTTATAATCAAAGTCTGATTTAGGAATAGTACCAGTCAGGCCCCAACGAATTGGAATAGTAGACATTACGCCAGTCAATAGTTCTTTCAACACATCAGCTTTTGCCATGTGAACTTCGTCAACGATAACACAGCACACGCCTTCTAAGAATTCACCGATTGTAATTTCTGCCTCGTCAGCTTTTGTTTTCTTCAACATGTTGCCAAGACTTTGCCATGTACAAATAGTGTGTGTCTTACCATAGTCTTTTCGGTCACCGAAGTATACACCTACATCTAACCCAACGTTGATATAGTCACGCTCGGTTTGAGTTACCAAGTCTTTATTAGGAACGATAACGATTGAACGACCGTACCCTTCTACTGAGTAACTCAGTGCGGCGGTCATAATCGTCTTGCCGGCGCCAGTTGCTACTTCTTGCAATGCTTGTGGGTTCTTTAAGAAGTTATTGATAATATCAAGTTGATAGTCACGAATCATAACAGGTTGACCTGCCATTGGATGCTTATCAGGCCACACGTGCGCGGCGAAACTATCTTCTTTGAATTCAGTGAAATTGAAAGTAGTAGTGTACTCTCGCAAATCCTCTAACTGAATATCGTAGCCTGCTTGGTCAACATATTCTAAGATTTCAGGCAATAGATTTACATAGCTAGAACCACCTAGACTGAAATAGCTAATCTTGCCGTTCCATCGACCAAGTCGGACACTTGGCAAATATCTTGCGCCTGGCTTCTCATATTCAAACTTCTTCATCAACGTCTTACGGTCTGTTAATTCTAGACCTTCAAGTTTCACGTTGACTTCATCTCTTATAATTAATTTACATTCTTTCATTTATACTCACGGGGTTACTGTTCACCAAGCGAATGTTCTTAGCCATATGTGTGCTTGGTACGCTTGAAATGCCTAGTTCTAACTTCACTGGCATCTTATAGTTCCTAGGATCTATTGTCATATCCTCTGTGCGCTTAATCATAACATGAGGAATTCCATGTGCTTTAAGCATATTACCTAAGTCCATGACATGACTCTTGTTAGTTACATACCAACCAACTAGAACTACCATGTCTGCTTGAATCATCTTCAAACGTTCGACAATCAAACTGTAGTTGAATTCATCGATTAGCGGGGTGTGGTCTAACGCAAATGTTATTTCTTTGATTGCTTTGTCACCGTCATCCATCGAATCGTAAATCTCAGCAATCAAATCAGGTGAGACTTCAATTCCCATATGTGTTAACTTTGCTAGGCAAGCAAAACTCAAATCAATTGTAATATCGGACAACGCTCTCATTAGACTTGCGTTACATGCAACGATGTACAAGTTACCGTTGATTCTAGTAAGTGTGGGGTTCCAGTATTTAATAGTCTCGTACTCTGCTAATTCATCTATTATATTACTAACTGTAGGACAATAGTTTACATTAGGGTAATTATTCTCTGTTAGATTAATAATGTCTCTTAACCTAGATTCGTTAGCAGGAGTAGTCCACGTTCTTGAATCCTTATTCCAATCCATCAAGTCAAGGCTTCTTAGACTACTAACGAATTCTTTCTTATAAGGACTACGCAAAACTATGTTATCATCTTCAATCGATACGAATGCTTGTGTGAATTGGGGTAGACTTTCAATTGGTGCCAGTGTCCACTTTAACTCAATCATTTCTTTACTGTCTAATTCTTGCTTAGCCAACTGTCTATGATATCGTTTAGTGATTGTGTTTAACAACTCTGCTTGGTTACTAGTTACAGGCTTATTATTAACAAGGTTCATTGTGACAAGACTATCCAAAAAGCGTCTGTCATAAGTTCCCAAACTTATGTACTTCACCATGTAGTCTATAAATTGTTCCTTTGTGGTTGGCTTCACTTTTGTCATTCTGTTAGTATAGTACTTATGACACATGGAAGTCAAGCACACAGGCAAAAAAAGGGGACCGAAGTCCCCATAAGCGAGTGAAATTTAATGATAGATTGAACCTAGTACAGTTACGCCCCTGTTAATCTTGTTGCAGTTACCGCAATGCCGATATTGATACAATGCTTTGCGCTTAGTTGCTAAGAATACATTCTCATGTACTCCTTGTTGAGGGTCACCCCACATCGTCCAATTATGGATACCAATACGACACCAGAAACTTTTCATAAGAGGAGTTTCGTCTTTCAATACTCTAAATGTATTTTCTTTTTCATTCATTCCTTGAGCCTGTTCCAAGTTGCCATACGCTCGGTATCATAAATCTGATACAACCCATAAATCCAATTGTAGAGAAAGAATAATGGAGGACATGAGATTACACACTTCATTATTGTTCGTAGTGTTTGCCCATCATCAATTAACCAAGCACAAATCACGCCTACTACTATTGTCCATATAGCGCCGAGGATGACAGTCATTAGTATAGACAATGCCATCTCCTCTTGAATGAATTGACGATACTTGTATAACCAGCCCCACTCGCCACCGAAGACTTTACGCTTCATGCGTTTGAGTAACCATAAACCAAAGTTCATTTTTGTTCCCTCATGTATTCAACTGCTTGAGCAAATCCTCGCAAGCCATCTATACTCTTAACGTCAGCTACAATCGTACCTTTATCGTTGTGAATATAGAAACCATTGCGAATTGCGGACACTTTGTAGCCTAAATTCAAAAGTTGTTGTTCCCATGAACGAAAGTCGGCTACCAATTCGTATTCTGTCATTCTTCAACTCCGAAATGTTCTTGGATCAATATCCCAATGTTCAATGAGCATGTCGCAACTTTCATCATATCCATTTTCAGCAAACATTTGGACACATTCCTGAACAATCAACTCGGCGAACTTTTCAATTTGACCGTCGCCAAAAAGTATGTTTTTTTGAAGTTCTGTTTCAATAGAAGGTGGAAACTTTACCATACCAGCCTGTTCAGCAAGTTCTTTAATTCGTTCGTTCATTCTTCAACTCCGAAATGTTGTTTAATCAAATACCACGCTTCGTGTGTAGCATCCAATCCATCAGCACCACGAGCAACTGTTACACATTCCTGAATAAGCAGCTGGGCGAATTGTTCTACATCCATATCGCCACCGCTGACAAACTTTCGGTCTGTGTAGACACTATCTCCATTCTCTTGTTCAACATATCCACCCTGCCAGATTCCTCCAGCTTTGATTGCGAGTTCGTTGATACGTTCTCTCATATTAACCTCGCTTCATACAAGTTGCTTTTGCAAGTTCACGCCAGTTGCCTGAGATTTTGACGAGGTCAGCAATCTTCAAACACATACGCAAGGACACTTCACGCAACTTAGAATGATTGTCCCAAATGAATGACATAACTTCGTCAGTCTGTTCCTGAGTAAAGTCGTAATCAGCAAACAAACCACCATCAGCATCGCGGTGAACTTGTTTGATACGCAACATTTTGTCACGTTCAGTATCAACAGTCAAGTCAAGAAAGTGACTACGACTTTGCAACGCATCTAAGTGAGGTTGCATCTTGCTAGCTTTTTTAGCGTCAAATGTTTTGTTTGTGATAAAAATGATAGAACCGTGAAAGTCAAAAGTGTTAGGCACACCTTCGTCACGCAACAAACGACTATCTTTGTTCCAGCTAATGCGGCGAGTTTTACCTGAATCCAACGCACCTTTCAATACGTTAACTGCATCTTGGTCATCCCAAATGTCACAGTCATCAAACACTAGAACATTTTTCTTGTCGCTGTATTTGTACAACTTAGCGAACAAGCCGATGCCTGACATAGCACCTTTGACAATCTCAAAGCGAGGACGCTTGCCTGAGATTTTATCAAACATGCTAGCTTTTTCCATTTGTTGTGTGACACCATGTGACTTACCGATACCTGCGGGACCTGTCACAATCATAGCACGAATGTCACCTGCGATACAGGCACGAGACATTTCATCAAGCACTGCAAAACGTGAAGCAATGCGATCCATAGCCTCAGTTTCAGTTTCTTTTTGTTCAATTACAGGCTCGTCATTAGCCGCATCATTTTCACCGTAAGTGAATTCAACTTTAGAGATATCATCAACTAACACACGCACATCTTCAATGTCAATATTGAATTGACCTTCATTCTTCACTGTGATGTAACCACCTTTAGCACCTGTCTGGTAACCTTTGACAAGTTTGAAAGTTTTGTTGACAACTGGTTGTTTACGATACGAACCTGAGAGAATGCGAACTGTACTAGTCATTTAAGCTCCTGATGTATATGTGACTGAAAGATATATTATATGACCAAACTGATTATTTGTCAAGCCTTGAACAAGCGATATGTAATACCCTGAGAAGTAATACATTTTTCTAAGCCTTCGTTTTTGTAGCACATGTCGAGCAATGCAAGACCTTTGCGGTCTGCAACGATTGGCTT